TATTCATGCCACACCTCGACCTGCTAGTTGTTCACCCACAGCCCACTCAACAAAGCTGTGGTTGATGTCAGTCCAGTCACCTTGTAATTTAGCGGCATACGGAAACGCAATCGGCTTACGCCCACCGGTGACCGGTTTGCAGCGGAATTGCGGAGTTCGTTTGTTTGTTGTTAAAATGCTCACGCGGTTATTTCTCCACACACTGATTTAGTCGCACCCGACGCCAAGAGCTGCATACTCTTGGCGTCACCCTCTCCCCACAGCATTTCTGAAATCACCCAAATCTCGGCTATCAAAGACTGTGCTCGATAACCTTTGGCACGTAGGCGTTTGCTTTCTTCTCGGTCAAGAACGCCATCATGGGTGAACTCGTTATGTGCTCGGCTAAAATCACCCAGCGCCGCCAGCAGGTCGTTAAATTTGTGCAGCAGCTCTTCATTCCCGACCTGATCCACATCAGGCAGTTTCACGAACACACCACCAGCACGCTTACACATAGCTTCGGTAATATCCGTGCGACCGGAAAAGGCCTCCAACTGAATAGCCATGCCGAACGGCACCATTTGCCCACCGATCTGGCGAACGCGGTTACTCAGTGCGTTATGGGTACCATCGTGCGATAGCTGTTGCGCCATCGCTTCATACCCACCCGGTGTTGAAGTGATCAGCTTGTGCATTGCTGCTGTCATATCTGCCGGGGCTGGAAAGTTCTTGTTGTCCACAGTGTTGGTCTCTCTTTTGTGGTTTTATTTTTTACACGTTTGGATATGCTGCTTAGCATAAAAACTAGGGTTAACAGTCAAAGCGCCCGCTGTGATTTTTTCTAGCTGATAGGCTCGGCCTTCGGGTATCAATTCAGACCAACCAGAAACAGAAGAATGTTTTATTCCGAGTGCATTAGCAGTTTTGCCAACCCCACCGAAGTAAGACAGGACGACTTCCTTTTTCATACCAGTACCTTTTGTAGTGAAAACTGAACCTAATGTAGGATATCCAACACATGGAAGTCAAGATTCCTACATATATAAATGGTAGGATTGCCTACATGGAAATGAGTGATCGCATTCGCAACCGGCGAAAAGAATTAAAACTTACACAGCTTGCACTGGCGAAATTGGTCGGTGTGAATCGTGTTACGGTTACAGGATGGGAATCTGGTGATTATCAGCCCGGAGGGGCAAATTTACAGTCATTGGCCTTAGCATTAAGGTGTAATCCTTTATGGCTGATGGATGGAAAAGGTAATCCTGAAGAAGATGCACCTATCAGTAATGCATCTAAGTTTTTTGGCGTAAAAGAAGTACCTGTGATTTCTTGGGTACAAGCCGGAACATGGACCGCTACTGACAAAGGATGCACGCTTAATGATGCTGTTGAGTACATTCACACATCCGCAGTAGTGTCAGATAATGCTTTCGCACTGAGAGTTCGCGGCGACTCAATGACAAACCCCCACGGCGTGCCTACCATTCCTGAAGGTTCTCTGGTAATTGTTGAACCAAATTTTGATGATCTCAATGGAATAGATGGAAAGATAGTTGTCGCTCACCTTGATGGTGGAGTTGAAGCTACTTTGAAAAAATTTGTTAACGATTGGCCCAATAAATACCTTGTGCCGCTCAACCCAAAATATAAGCCTATAGAATGTAACGGTAACTGCCGTATCGTAGGCATTGTTAAGCAAGTCATAATGGATATCTGAATCATGATATCCAACGAGAACCAGACTTTATGTCTGGTTTTTTTTTGCCCTAAATGTAGGAAATCCAACTTTACCCATTGACATCCAAATGTTGGATAACCTACATTAAATACGCAAACTGTGCATTGGCGGTTGCAGGATTTCAACCAGAGGATTGATGGCTGTTATTTGGCCTGTAACCGCCCTTTTTAAGCAGTACACAACCGCATGGGTATTTTGATTCAGGGGCGTTTCGAGTATCCAGCCGGTTGTGGTGTAGCTCAGTTGGTAGAGCGTCGCAAGCGTTCATAGCGTAGCGGGTACGCGCTGGTTCAAGTCCAGCTACCACAGCAAATCAGTGTGTGGAGTAAATAAGCGCGGTACATACCGCATTTCAGAGGGTAAACCGATGAGCAATGATCGCATGACCGTAGTGCCCGACTTTCTGGGCGAGCTCGACGCGGGGATCTTCGTTAACAAGATCGCCGCTGCGCTCAACAATACCGCGTTGGGGGTTCTCAACAATGGCGGTAAAGGGCAAGTTGTCCTCACGTTTGATATTGACCGCCTGAGCAACTCAGTTGAAGAAAAGCGCGTTGGTATTAAGCACAAATTGAAGTTCGTTACACCAACACCTCGTGGCAAGCAGTCAGAAGAAGACACCACCGAAACACCTATGTACGTTGGGAAAGGTGGCAAGCTAACGATCTTGCAAGAAGATCAGGGCCAGTTATTTGCAATTACCGGAGAGGTAGACGGCAAATTACGAATAACTACATAAACCGTAATACCTAAATTTTATTTCTACCTTTTAAATTAACGCTTTTAAATAAGCGAGGACTAAACATGTCTCAATTAGACGCTTGCACTATTAATAAAATCCAAGAGCTTACATTATCTGCATTTCATTTGGACCCGATTAAAACGACTAATTGCCCCGCTGTAATTATTCCTGAAAATCACCAAATTAAATCATTAGAACATTTAGAATTAGGCCGCAGCCGTTTTCGTGGCAAATTAAGCACCACCAGTATTGCCGATTTCGTTCGTTATTCATCTGCATATTCAGAAGGTCAGCCGGGCGCCCGTTGCTTTATCGACGCTGACAATATGTGTGCAACCTCCGTGTTCAACCTCGGCACACTTGCGAACGCAGGCCATGCCGATAACACCGCAGAAATCGCTTTGAAGAAAACAGCACCGTTCTGCGCTCTGCTTGCTTTCAATGGTGAAAAATCAAACCAGAAGCGCCTTGCAGAGTGGCTAGAGGATTGGAGCGACTTCCTCACAGCCTTTGATGCAGAAGGTAAAGTGCTTCCAATTAAACAAGCTGTGAGCGCCGTTCGCCGTATTACTATTGAATCTGTACAAAGTGCCGATCATGAAGCTGCTGATTTCAGCGGTAAGCAGTCATTGATGCAAAGTGTAGAGGCTAAAAGCAAAGAGATCATGCCTGTGGCCTTTGAATTTAAGTGCGTACCTTATGAAGGCTTATCCGAGCGCCGTTTTAGTCTGCGTAATAGTATCCTGACGGGTGACACGCCTTTATTTGTCCTGCGTATTGTTCAACTGGAAGCTGTAGAGGAAGAAATTGCAAACGAATTCCGTGATCTGCTTACAGAGCAATTCACTGGCAAATCTATTGAAACCTTCATCGGTAATTTTAAAGCCTAATTATTAATAATATTTAATACAGCCTTAAGCACCGAGCATATTCGGTGCTTAGTGAAGTGTTATCTATTTAATGTGTGGAGAAATTAAAAAGTGAACAGCCCTTATATTATTACCTTCTCAGGTAAAGCATTTAATTTAATTGAGCCTCAGCGCGAGCAAATAGTAATCGAGGATATCGCTCATGCCCTTGCCAGAGAAAACCGCTTTAACGGTCATACCAAGGCCGCGTACAGCGTTGCTCAGCACTGCTATCACGCATCGTTTTGTGTACCTCCAGAGTTCGCACTCGAGGCCCTAATGCATGACGCTGCCGAGGCTTACATCAAAGATATGCCATCACCGATAAAACTTCTTTTGCCAGATTATCGCGCACTAGAAAAGCGCGTTGAAATGGCTATCTGCGAACGGTTTGGCCTGCCGCTAGCGCTAAGTAGCTGCGTCAAATATGCAGATCTCATCATGCTGGCATCAGAAAAACGTGACCTCGGGATCACCGATGAAAATCCGTGGCCACTTTTGAATGGTATTCCAGTTGTTGATTTCACTATCGAACCAATGACCGCAGAAGTTGCCGAGCATCTCTTTATGGGGCGCTACGTTGAATTGACGGAGCTATGCAAATGACGCACATCAGTGAAATACCAGTTGGAACATTAGTTAAGCAAGCGCATGCAGGCGTGAAGCTTATTGCTGATCAATATCCAGAAGTAGCGGCAATATTACGTGAAGCCATTACACGATTTGATGTATTACGTGAGGTCCACCAGCTGACCAACCACAAAGTTAAAAAGCTCGCTATTGAAGCAAAGCCTAATGATGTTGTTTGTGTTTTTGGTAAGTGCTACCGGCTGCGATACATCAACTATTACGGGAACCATACAGTATTGC